TGTCCATAGACATTTTGAATGTTATATTTTGTCTTGGAACATAGTCACTATTTACTGGGTTTACACACAATACAAGAAGATCGTTTATACAAAGTTCTAAAAATGTTTTCAAACTCATATTTGTTATATTTTGAGAACTTATATTTTTATTGAACCAATATTTAAAAGTTGAAAGTGCTATTGGAATGTCTAAAATGTTTATTTTTTCAAGTTTATTTTCTATAAGAGCCTGATTGTTTTTTCCAAGAGATAAACCGTTGTCAATAAGGGTTATATACTCTGGGTTTTCTGCCAGTGTTTTTGGATCTATTAGTTCTCCTGTTTTGAACTTGGCTATAAATATTTCTGTTCCAAGCATGATGAAGTTGCTTTCTTTATTATCCTTTCCGTATAGTGATTGTAGTGATTTCAATAAGTTACGGAATGTAAAAAATGGAATACGATAATATTTCTTATTGTCTTGTCTATCTTCTATAACAACAGTATCTTCGGAAAATTCCAGTTTATTTAAATGATTTTTTATATCTTGTTCTTCTTCGTCTTCATATTGTATACCATATTTAATAAAAGCGTTTTCTTGTTGATTTTCAAGTTTTATTAGTTGTTGAACTTTTGAATTACTCTCGAGAACACCAATATTGCCTGCTTCAAACAAACTTCTTCTTGAAGAATAAACTTGTTCATCTATTACAAATACTGGTAGTTTTTTTGCCAGAGTGTTTGTTACTACTTGTCCATTCTCATCAAAAACTGTACCAAACTGCAATAAAATATTTTTTATTATGCCTTCTCTAAACTCTTTTTCATCATTACCTTCTTTTTCTTTCTTTTCGTTATAAAGTTGTTCAAGTTGTTGCCTCTCTGGTCTTTGTACTTCATTTTTTTGATCATCAAGTATTTTTATATTTATTTTATCTTTATCAGTGGTTGGTTCTGGTTTTAGACCATTTTTTGTTAATGAATCTTCTATATTACTTATTTGTTCTGCTATTTCTTTTAGTCTTTCTATATTTTTGGAAGTTAGAACACAAAACTTATTTGGATCTCTTGCTTCAAGTTCAAGAGAACCGACATATTCAACATTTAGAGACACTGAACCATCTTCATTTATGCCAATAGTGTGCTTTATGTAGTTCAAAAATATTTCACTACTTGATGCATCTGCAAAGTCTTTTACAGAAGTGGGATTTAGATTAGATTGTATACCTTGCGTATTTACATTCCACCCAAACTTCAATTTTATTTGATAATATTTTTGTTCACCAGAACCTCTTTTGAACTTATATTTTTTTGGAGGATTGAAAAGTTCAATATATTTTGAGTTATCATTGAACAATGTTTGAACTGAATCAAATATAAACTTCATTTGAACTGTATAAATAAAAGCAGTTGCAGTATCTTTACCTTGTGATGCTATTTTTATACTTTGTATATTTGCTTGATAGCCACGATCTGATCTGCTGTTTGTGATAGCATCAAGTGATGCTTTGGGAAAAAAGTTATTGAAAGGTATAAGTCTTTGCGATTCGTCTTCATATATCTTGTATATTTCAATATATGGATTCAAAAGCGAAAGAGAAGCAGGAGTAAGTTTATTATATTGTTCTATAAACTTTTTGAAGTTATAAAGTTTATTTACAGAAATGCCATCTACTTCTTTTTGTTCAGCATTACTGATTTCTAAACCAGATACATAAACACTCCATTCTGGGACATTATATGTTCCGCCAGGAGCTGATTTCATCTTATCAATATTTTGGATAAGCGCTGCTTGATCTGATATTCTACGAAAGTTTATTTTTTGATCTTCTTTGCCCATATATCATACTTCCGCATATTGAAAAAGATTGTTTAGGTCTGTTGGTATATAGAATACATCACCTATTGTAAAGTGTGCATCTGTTGGTTTGTTGTTATACATTGCTATAACCCACCAAAGTTGAGGATCTAAATAATAACGCTCTGCGTATTTTGAAAGACGATCTCCTCTTTTCCAAACTGCACCAACAGTTTTTATATTTACTCTGTCTAAATAAGTTGGTATTTTGAACTGTGGAGAAACATAGTGTCTTATACCGTTAATGTTTTTTATATCTAATATTTTTTGGATTAGTTCGCTTTGGTTATATTTTATTCTTCTGTTGCTGTATCTATTTATACTCATTTTTATTCACCAATATTGTAGTTTGTTTTCTCGCCTGGAATATATGTGTGAAGTATTGTAAAAGCCATATTTATATTGAACTCACCTGGTATCGCCTTACCATCTCTGTCAAGAGAAGTATTACCAGCATCAAACTTCATTTTGTGTTTGAAGTTTGTTACCGCCACAACATATTGTTCATTATTTAGAAGATTCATAAAAGATATTTCTAATAATGGTGACCGGTCTATTACTCTTATTCCAAAGTCGCTTATTACTTGATTTTGTTCCGTGGCATTTCTATTAATATTAGTTATTTGTTGTTCTATAGATTGTATTTCTTGTGTTATTGTTTGGTTTACAATTTCAGATATTGTGTCAGTAGCTTCCTGGGGGACATTAGCAAAGTCATTGATTGCAGATAAATCTTTAACTAACTGTTCTTTTTTGCTCTGTAAATCAGCAGTATTACCAACAAAAATTGGCGTTTTATATTTTGGATATAGTCCTTGTATTAGTTTTTGCAGATTTTCAAAGTTATTTTCAGCAGTCGGTATGTCGGGATTCTTTTGTAAATCTTTTGGCAGATCTTTGGTTTTTGACTCGGCAACAACATTGAAAGACAAATTTGCTGTTCTTGAAGTTCTTTTATAAGTCATAACAGGGTCCATTCTACCAAAACCATCATAAGAACCCCATTCTGGTTTGAAGATGTCATCAAATTCAAAATCATATGGAAAAAACTGAACTTTTTCACCAGTTGATAAACAAGTTATTCTCACTTGAGCTATTCGTTCTGTGTTGGGTTTATTTATGGTCATTATTTATCATTTCCTACCGATATTCTATCCATAGAGAACAAGCCTGATTGCGCCAAACCAATAGCGTCCATTGCATCAAGTGCCTGACCTTTGGAGATGTTGGCTATATCTTCTTTCAATATTTCTATTATTGTTTTTTTATCTATTTGAACAACAAGAGGAACAAAAGCAGTTGTTTGTTGTGCTGGTATAAGAGTTTGTTGTGTGTTTGATGTTTGGCCTATTTCACTAGCCGTTGCTGCTACTTCTTGAACAGTTTTACTAATATTTTCAGTTACTGTAGATTCAACATTTCCTCTTATATTCATATTCGCAGAAAAACTAGCTAATCTTTCAAGATTTGTCGCCAATAAACCAATAGCATTAGCTAAAGTATTAATTGGTTCATAATCTACATTTGATAATTGAGCCAAGAAAGATTCTATAGAAGAAAAATTATCTTTTAAATCTTTTATTTCAAATAATTGTTTAAATGAATTTGCTAAATTACTTAAAGCTGGAGATGCATTTGCGATTGCATCAACAATATTCTTTAATGCTATGCCCATAATGGCGAGGGCGGCCCCAATTGCTATTATAATTCCTATACCTATTGTTAAAGTTATAGCTTGTGGACCACTAAACATAAGACCCAATCCTGCTATCGCCAAACCAAGTCCAAGTATTATCGCTCCAACACCGGCGACAAGTTTCCAATCAACTTTACTAAACATTTGTAGTGCAAAACCTAAAACAAGCAATGATGCTGACAATGCTAAAACAACTAATGCTCCTATACCAATTTGTCCTGCAAATTTGCTTAAAATAAGAGCAGATACAACAAGACTAGCAAGTGCAACACCGGCTTTACCAACGCCATCCCAATTTACACCGGTACTAAATTCCTGTAGAGCTTTAGCAGTAATAAATAAAGCCGCAGATAATATCAATAATGCACCTGCTGCTACAATTAAATTACCAGGTTTTATATTGTTAATAAAAGATGTAAATTTTCCTGATCCAGCAGGTGTTGGTGCGGCTGATGCCACTGAAGATGCTGCTGGACCTGTTTTAAATTTAGTAATTCCTTCAAAATTGGGTTTTGTAGAATTAGCTTTATCAAATAATGATTTTTGGAATATCCAATTCTTCATTTTTGTTATTCCGGCAGTAAGACCAGAACCAAGCCAACTTAATACTCCTCCAAACATTCTAGTAGAAAATATAAGTTTACCTAAAGCAAAAACAGAAGCCATGATAATGCTAGTAAATATTGCTCCACCTGTTTTACCTAATGTTTCAAATGACGAAAAGAAATTGTTTAGCTCTTGAACGCCATCCGCGATTACATTTACTACTTTCATAAAAGTTGTTACAATTGGCTCTAATATTATCAACAAGCCATTGAGTGAACTTTTTAGTTTATCCATAGCAAGTGTTGCGCTTTGCGCTTGTTCTGCAAGTGTTTTTTGAACTTCTGCCCCTTCTGCTTGTTGTCTTGTATTTTGCAACGAAGTTTGACCAAATAATTTTGATGCTTCATTTAGATCATTGATACCAGCAGCATTCGCAATCGCCATTTGTTCAAAACGATTCATACTTTCAAACTGCATTCCACTTGCAGCAACACCTTCTTTTATAAGTCTTATTCTTTCATCATCGCTGGCTGTTAACAATTCAATACTGTTGAAATAGTCTCCTCCAAGAAGAGCATTTAGATTACCAACTTTTCTACTGGCATCTTCAAATGTATCAAAGCCTTGTGCTATACCTACAAGTTTTCCAATAGCAATACCGGTTTTTAGCGATTGTTCTGCAAGTCCATCAAGAACTTTGCTCATTTGTTCGCCATAACCAACAAATCTGCTTGAGTTTTCTGCAAATGCTTGTGCTACAGAACCAAGAGCAAGTCTGTTTTTTGATGCCATTTGGACAAAACTTTCTTGTATTTTGTATGCTTGTGCAGGTGTCTTGCCCATAGCGTTCACAAGACTATCAAAGCCACGAGAAGCGGTTGCGGCATCAACTCCAAGTTTCCCTAACCGAGATACACCAAGACTCATTTGATTTATTGATTCTGCGGATTGTGTTGATAATCCAATAAAATTTGTTGAAAGTTGTTGTATTGAGCGATTTGCTTCTTCAAACATTATACCAGTTCCAACAGTTGAAGCATACAATAACTTATTTGCTTCGCCTATGGTTTCTTTATACTTATCATATCCGCCATTCAAAGTGCTTATTTGAATAATATGTTTTTCAAGTTCGCTGCCATATTGCCTTGTTAGTTGCAATGTTTCTTTTGCAATAACAAGTATTTTTTCTTTTATTTCTTTTTCTTTATTAGCATCCTGTATTGCTTTACCTTGAAGTCTGGTTGTTTCTTCAAGATGTTTTATTTTTTTATTCAGTTCATCATTATTTTCGCCTACAACTTCTCTTTCTTCAAGCAGTTGAACAAGTGTTTGTTGGTTTAGTCTAAACTCTTCTTTTAGTCTATTCAGTCTTTCTTCTTTTAGATCGTTTTCTATTTGCTCATAGTCAATTATTGTTTTTTTATTTTTTGCTATGGTTTTAATATTTTTATCTATTTCTTCATATTTTTTAGAGCCTGCATTTATGGCGGCATTCAAATCGTCGGCACTCATGGCAGCACGACGAGTTGCTTCAGCAATTTTATTCATTTGTTCGGCATTGCTTTTTGAAGATAACTGCTTTTCAAGTTCTTCTATGCGTTTTGTTAGATCTTCGTTTTCTGCCATTTATATGAGTTTCCTAAATAAAATATATCTCGCTACATTATTATTTAGTAGCGAGATACAATATTTTTATTTACCCCTGGATGCTTTCTCTATTTGCTCTGCTTCTTCTTTTTTCTGCTTCACTAAACGCTTGACAAACCAGTCTCGTATTGGTATTGGTAAGTTGTAAGCCTCTGTGAAACTCCATCCTCCATGATATTTGAGAGCAAAAAACATCTCATATACACTTTCTATGTATTCATCACTTAGACCAAAAAAATTCCAAATTAAATGGAACCTCCATGTCTGCACTGTAGTCACAGGCTTTACATTCAAAGTGTTGAGTTAGATCAACATTTGGGGTTATTTCTTTATAGGCTTCTTTTAGAAAGCGTGAATCGCGCACAGGCATCACATCAACAAAGCGAGATATGAGATTTTTATCCCTTTCACCTTCGGCACTTTCAATAAGCAGTTTTAGTTGCTGTGTATTGCTGCTATCAACAGCAGCATTTTTATTTGCTTCACCTATTTGCATTATTGCTCGCTCATCATTACCAGTCATAAGACGAATATTCACTGTTACACCGGTTTGTGGAAGTGTAATGGCAAATATTTTATCTTCAACATGCTTTACACTATCGCAAAGATGCTCTGGTATTGTTCCATCGCTTAGTTTTTTGTTTTCATCAAGCAAAAAAGTATGTTTTGAAACTGTATTGCAAGCAGGACAAGCAACACTTGTTGTATATTTGCTTCCAAAACCGCTTATTCTGGCATCTATAAGTAGAGCATTTCTATCACCTACCAATAAATCGCCAACATTTATAGACTTATCTATCATAACACTTTCAAGTAGGCGATCAAGAACAATGCCTTTTTTGATAAGTGCTTTTGATGTAAGAATATCTTCTTCTTTTGCTGTCATAAACTTTATTTCTAAAGTTTCTCTTCCTTGCAAAGCATTACCTGCTTTGTAATATTTGCCTTTTGATGGCAGTTCTACAAAAAGAGTTGGAGCGGCAAAGGCCAAGTCTAATTTTGACTTTAGCCCGCCGCTTGCAACTACATTTGTAGAGACTGGATCTTCGCCTGCTATTTGCAGTCTACGCTCATTGTCTCTGTCATTCATCTATCACCTCTATATCAAGATTCAGTTTGATTGATTGGTAGAGTTACGGTTCCATCTCCGGATGTTAGTTGTGCCCAGTCGTATCTAACTTGCATAGTAACTGTCAATATATCATCAGAACCGTAATCTAATCCATCTGGCTTTACGCTTTCAAGCCAGCCATTTTTCAAAAGCCATTTTTCCGCAATGCCATCGTTTTCAACAACAACTTCATTAGTTGATGTGAATGAGTTTAGAACCAAAATACTTACATCTCCGAGAGCACCAACAGCAGCTTGTTTTCCAATTGTTTTAAAGTTTCCATCTGCTGCAAAATATTGAAGACCAGATTTGGCTAATACTTTTAGTAAACTTTCATTTGTATCTATGGTGTTTCCACCTTTTTTTTGTATATCAACAAGTTTGATTGAAAGAGGGTTTGGGTCCCAAGTTACACGGCCTGGATGATTATATGTTTTATCAAAATACTTGTGTTCAGTATTTGCAACTTTTACACCAGGACGATCACAGGTCTGTGCCAAGAACTGAAAATCTGCTAAACCAGTAAATGTAACTAAATATCTAAATTTTCGTTTTGGTTCAAGTGCTGCATTTGTCCAAATTAAGTTAGCCATTTATAAATCCTCTTTTATAAGTTATATTAGTATATATATCACTCGTCAAAACTTGCACCAGTATTTGTGATGATAAAGTCTATTGCAATAAATTCAATCGCACGCGCTGGTTTGATATAAACTTTCGCATACATTATATTGCGGTCAATGAGATCTGGTGTAGTGGTTGTGCTATCAAGAACAACTTTGTAATCACTTAGACCAAAACGCGCTTTTGTATCAGCAAGTAGCGGATTGACTTGTGCAAGGAAGCGATCCCAAGTAATTTGTAGATTTGGATCAAACAAGATGCCTCTTGAAATCTTGCCGATTCTATCTTTGAGATAGATAGCAAGACGGCGAACATTGATGCGGTCAAGTGCTGAAGGAGTTGCTTGTAGGGTCTTTTGACCAAATATTACAATACCTTCGCTTGGGAATGAAGCAATTGGATTTACGCTTACTTCATATAGAGCATCGCGCTGTTTGAGACTTAGTCTTTCACGAACATCAAGAACATTTAGACCTGATGAACCATTACTTAGACCACCACGATTGAAGCCGGCTGGTGCAAACCACACAGCGGTTGATTCTTGACTGCTTGCCATTGTTCCAAGAGCAACAACACTTGGTGGAACCCATAGTGGAATACCGCCACCTGCATCAATAGAAACCCATGGATAATAGGCACAGCCAAAGTTATTGTTCAGTGCTCGTGCCTTGATGCTGGTCACAGCAGTATTTACATTACCAATACGGCTTCTTTCTGCACTTACATTCTCAGTTGTTGGCTGATAACCACCTTCAATATCTATTATTGCAAGAGTGTCATTTCTTGTTTTGGCAACTTCAAGAACTTTATTTGTTACAGTTGTGTTTGTTACACCTGGAACAGTTAGTAGGTTCATCTCTACAACTTCTGGATCTGCAACCATGTCAAGTGCTTTTTCTAAACTATACAGAGCATAGTTTGATCTTGGTTCAGATGTTACACCAAGAACACGGTTTGCAAATGCTTCTTTTTCTTTTATATTTAGACCATCAAAACCACCAAACATTGGCATAACAAACTTGTCTACACCTTTATCAAGTAGTGAGCGATATGAAGCACTGGCTGCTGTTATAGAAGAACCAGCAACACGACTACCATTTTGCCAGAAATATTTACCAGCAAAACCAGACACTTCATTTACATCATCAAGTGTAAATATAGTTGAGTATTCTGTTAGAGAGCCAGTTGGAACAAATGTGTCAAGATTGAATGGTTTGACTCTTACAAGGTCAATGTATTCTTCGTTGAGTTGTGCGCGTGTTCCAATATTACTGATTGTGCCGAAATATACATCACGGTCGGTTAGAACACCAGCGTCTGAACTTGATACACGCATTCTTAGTTCTGGGAATACAATAGAGGCAGTTAGATCAGTGATACCAGTCATGTTGACTGTATCGTTTGTTCCCGCTGGAGCATATGGTATTCTGCCAACTGCTTTGAGTAGATCGGTGCCAGTTATTGCTGAACCGCTTGCTACTGTTACTGCTTTATATTTGACTGGACCGAGGAAGCCGAATGGTAGTGATTCTGGATCAACGCCACCTTCTTCAACAAGGGAGTTCATTTCTACACGAACAAGTTTTGAAACATTGTCATAGTTTCCAAATACTTTGTGTCTCTTTTCGCCGGTGACAACATCGTCAGTCCATTCAAGATACTTGTCGCCGATTCTTTTTGCGATATAGTTTTCTGAGTTTGGATTGAGGTTACAGTTTGTAAATACCTCAAGAACACCTGGTTGTGAATCTGAGTCAGCAGTTGAGCGAATCTCAACAGTGAATGAACCATATTTTTCAAATGGTGTTGGTGAATATTTTATATCTCTTATTGCGACTTTGAATGATCTTTGGTTCCAATCGCCAGATCCTTCTCCGCCGAGAGCAACAAAGCGGAAAAGTTTACTCATATTTTCTGGGTTATAAGAACCTGTTACTGTGCTTAGATCTTGTGAGAAAACCCAACCAGTTTTTGCTGGTTGTGCTGCAAGTTGGAAATCACTAAGATCAGCAGTTGTGCTCTTTAGACCAGCGACGAAAGCGTATGCCGAACCAGCAGCAACTGTGTCGTTTAGGAAGTCAGTAAAGGTTTCACCAAGCCAGTATTTTTCTGCATTTTCAGTTGATGTAATAACAGAGTTTACAAGAGTTGGATTGGTATTGAAAACTTTACGAATATATTTGTCAGAGTTTTTATCAAAATTGAATGATGTATCAAGTATGGCAGCATCATTTACAGTTGCACCACTGAGAACTTTCATGCGAAACTCAAAGTTGTTGCCGATTGATTTGATAAGTGCTGCTGAACCGGTTGTCATTGTTCCTGCTGGGTTTTGACCAACAAGAGCAAGGCTTGCACTTGCATCAACATAGAATATAGCAGCAAGAGCACCGGTTACTGTTGTTGCGGAGCCGGATGGTATAACGAAAAGACCATAAGCGCCACCGTTGCTGGTTACTGTTGTTGATATAGTTTTGTCAGTTTTCCAACCTGGAGCACCCTGAGCATTAGCCTCTGGATGTTCTGAACCCATTAGACGAACGAATGTTAGTGGACTTGAGTTTGCTAAATATGCTTTTGCAGCCCATGTAGCATATGCTGGAGCGGTTAGGTTTCCTTCACGCCAGATATCACCATCAGTTGAACCGCGAACTGGTTCACCGAATATTTGAACGAACTCTTCATATGAACGAACTTTCACTGGAACCATACCAGGACCACGACGAGCACGACCAACAAGAACTGGTCCAACTGCGTCATTCAGGTTATTTACCTGTGAACGATCTATCTCTTTTATTTGAATTCCGGGGGAAACGAAACGATACTTATTTGCTCCACTCATTATAGAATACTCCTATATACCATGTATTTCATAAATAAATAGTAGGTGCCAGTTTCAAAAGAAGCTCCTAATATTTCTTCTTATCATTTTCCGTACTTTCACCAAACATTTCTTTTTCTCTTGGTATCTTTACCTCTACTATTGTTTCGCTTGTAACAACTTTTGGTTTTTCGCTATTAGCACCAGCACCAAGTAAATATCCCAAAACATTTAGTGAAAAGTCACTTGTAAACATTCTGTTTTCTTGCTCTAACTTTGTTATATTACCGCCATTTTTGAAACTTGAATCTTTATCAAAAAATGCTTCATATCTGTGTTCTTCTTTTGAAAGCATAAAATGATTTATTCCAGCAGTATAAGTCATAAATGGTTGTATTATTTCATTTATCTGTTGTTGATATTCTGTATTTACTGTTATAACATATTTTACATCAATATAAGTTGGTAATGGTATTTTTGTTACCTCATAAACAACTTTTTCATTTTTTTCTTTTACATTATATTGTATTGCTTTTTTGTTATTATTATTTTTAGCATAGTTGTTTGATTTTTCTTGTGATATTTGTTTTGTGACAGTTACAACTCCACCACGAAAATCATCTGGCGGAACATTAGCATAAAATGTTCCTTTTTTAGATAAACTTTTTGTTATATTTTCTCTTTGCAACACAATAACCGGCAATATAAAGTTGCCGTTTATATCTCGCAGATTTCTGTCAAACTTTATTTGATGACTTCTTTCACCTGCAACCCAAATAACTGGAACTTTCTTCCAACCACGATTTGTGTGAGTATGAATATTCATGGTTTTATCAAGCCATTCATAAACAGCAAGGTCTATTGTTTCTATTGTTGAAGGTTCAATAGAAACTTGATTTTTTTCTAAACCTCTTCTTTCGTACTCGGTTTTATCGTTCATGTTTTTATTCTTCCCATTCGGCAAAAGGAATGCCATAAGTATCTTTTGTCTGCCATTGTCCACCTTCATTTAGGTAAAACTTTTTTGGCTCAGCGAAAGGTTGATATATTTCATCTTCATCTATTTCTTTTAGATATACAATATAACCTTTATAGTTTTGCGGATTATTTACCATATCTAAAAAAAGTTCTCTTCCAGCACTTGTTCTTTTGCCTGAAATATGTTTTAGACGATCAAAACTTACACTTGACATAAAATATTTCCTTATAACGCAAAGAACTGACTAACGAACCATGCACCATCTTCATTGAAATAAAACTTATCTACTTGGTCAAAATCTCCAAGTATCTCGTCTTCGTCTATCTCTGTTAGATATACGATACAGCCTTCATATTTTTGTGGATTATTTACATAATCTAAAAACTGCGCTCTTTGACTGCTTGTTCTTTTGCCTGAAATAAGTTGTATTTTACCTTCGCAAGCACCAGTTACTTCGGTATTTTCTATTATATCAAGTATGTTTTCTTGTGTTTGACGATATTTTTCTCTTATTTGCAGAGCAGCAATAGGTTCGTTGAAGAAACCTTCTCTAACACGAACACAGGTTGCCTGTATTTCCATTTTGTGTTCTACTTGGCCGAATAGTGGTCTTGGTTCGGAAAGTTTTACTATTTCATAAAAAGTCATTCCGTAGAAAACAATATCGCCTTCTCTAACATAAAGATCTTGATCTTCTGTAAGTCTTCTTTTGTGAAAGTTTATAACTATTTTAGCATTTTTATCAAGACCATATATTTCTGTTGTTGTTTCGTCTTGATCTATTTTTATTAGTGCCTTTATTATGATTGGTCTTAGAAAGGTTTTTGTTATCGCTTCGCCATAAAGTGGATGAAAGTTGCTATTTTTTACATTTACTGGAAAATAAATAACTGTTTGACCTATAACTCTTTCAATAAGTTCATCATTTACTTGTTTTGTAAGATCACGCTCTTTCTTTCCTAAAAACATAGGAGGAGGTGGTTGTTCTGGCTGAACCCATTTATTTTGATCTATTTTCTTTTTTCTTGCCATTTATATTACCACTTTATAAACTATCCAACAAATATAATATTTGGTATTGCTGCCAAAGTTTTATTCGCATTATCAGCCATAGCAGTTCGCTTTTCAGCGAGTATTGCATAGTCTGTATCTTCAAGTATTTTGAGCAACTCTTCTTTGAGAGCGTCTTTTTCTTCTTTACTTTGTGCCCGCAGATCAGCACCATTTAGCGTTACGCTTTCACCAGGTATTGGTATTGTTTGGAACTTACTACGAACTTCGGCAAGCATACCTTTTGCTACAGCAAGAGCATAACGACGAATCCAGTGTTTGCCTATTGCGTTTATGTTTTCAAATGGTATGTTTGAGAAAGGTAAAGTATTTATGTTATTTACTCCACCTATTCTGGGATCTTTATCGCTTGCCGCAACATAAGAAGAACCAGATAGGTTTCCTATGCCAATATTTGAACCATTTCCACTACCAACACTGAACTCAAACCAAAATGTTCTTATATCGGTTGAATCGGGAATAGGGAAAATACGAAGTTTATTATTTTTTATCTCATAAGAATAGTGAGAGATACGAGTATAAATATTATCTTCATAAGCCATTGCTTGAAGTTTATTGTGCCATGCTGGTATAACTTCAAATGTGCTGTCATCAGCATATTGGCCGTATGTAGAAAGGTTTCCTACTGCATTTAGACCACCATAATATCCATAAAATCTCCACATAGCACGAGCAGATTTATAAAATACTTTTTTTACTGTTATTCTATTTCCCGGTGCTACTTTTCCAAACAGGGGAGAACCGGGATCGCTTGCTGAACTTGACACTATCATTTGTAAGTCATAGTCTTGTGTGTCGGGAGTAGCATCAAAAGAAGCAGAATAAATATCTATTCTTCCGCCAACACCTGCTTCATGTGAAAATGCATCAGCAATATCTCTTACTGCTGTAATATCATACATTGGATAGGCAAGGCTCAAAGAACCATTTTGATTTACAAGATCAAAAAGAGCACTACCACTTTTTATTTCACCATCACTATCAAATGTTCCAGTTGGAGAACCAAGAAGTGTTCCAAGGGCATTTTTTGCTTGATGTAGATTTACAAGATAACCATATGTAAGAACGGCATCTTCATAAGCAGCATATACTTGACCTTCTGTTATTTCTATATCAAGAACATCTCCACCTATCATTTTATAGGTATAAGCAACTTGATCTACCGCTCCACTAATAAAGTCAGTATTATCGGCATATATGCCAAGGGGAAGACTGGAAACAACATTGGAAAATGTTCCTGTGGCTGGTAATACGATAGCACTTGTTTGTTGCTTTGGTGTTAGAACGGGAACAGACATTTATATGTGTCTCCTATGGGCTACTATAAATAGTTATAAATAATAATAAAAGAAACCCACCATATTTCAGGTGGGTTTGTTGGTTTATTTATAGTTTATCAAGTTGTTGGATGTGAATCTGGTGGTGTGAAGTTTTCTGTGTATCTCCCAACACCTTTTGTTATACGAATGTCATCCATATAACCTTTATAGCCAACAGTTCCTGGGTTGCTTTCAGAACTGGTACCAAAGAAAAAACGACCGTTGTTTGATGGAATTGTAATATTGGTGTTGAGTGCTATTATATGCTTTGTTCCATTTACAAAATAATACCAATCATTACCATTTCTTACGAGTGCAAGATGAACCCATTCACCTGCAGGTATTGAAAATGATGGATAAAAGATCCAACTAGCAGCAGAATTAGGTATGTATATGTTTATGTTATATGTTTCGGCATTCGGTCGTGAAATATAAGACAATAAACCATATGTAAGTTCATCTGGTCTTTTGGCAAAGAATCTTCTTTGATTACCAGTGAAATCTGGTTTCATCCACATTTCAAGAGTAAAATCTTCTGCACCAAAGTTCAAGCCATCACTATTGTCAACAGCTATATAATCGCTGGTTCCATCAAAATAAGCACTTGAACCACCATATTTACTATCTGCAGTGCTTATTTTTGCACCATCATATGTGGTTATGTTTAGATTGTTGTTGCTACTGTCTGTAAATACAGTGCTGTTGTTGGCACCGTCTGCTTTGATCAGCAATGATACACTGCTGAAATAAGGATCTGCCGGGCCGGATGGTGATTCTCTATAAAAAAACATTTTTATTTCTCCTGTCTTTGTAGGACACTTATAATGTTATAAATAGTTATAAATAATAATAAAAGAAACCCACCATATTTCAGGTGGGTTTGTCAGTTTATTTATAGTTTATCAAGTTGTTGGATGTGAATCTGGTGGTGTGAAGTTTTCTGTGTAGCGGGCTATTCCTTTAGTTACTCGTAGGTCGTCAATGTATCCGGCAAGAGAGTAAAGATTATCCAGCGTGACGCCGTTGCTAAAGCTTCCGATGCTTACCACATTCGTGCTATTAGCAAAGCCTCCTGATGCAGTAAACGTAGATGCATCTTGAATGCCATTAACGAAGAACCGTATGGTACTGCCAGAGCGGGTAACAGCAACATGCGTCCAAGTATTTGCAGAAACAAGCGTACTTGTGCCCTGAATACCGACGTCCGTGGCAGTTCCAATTTTGTACGCCAAATACGGCTTACCGTTATCGACTCTGAATGAGAAAGAAGACGGCGACCAGTGGGAGATTATTGAGCGAGCGCCCGCCGTGTTAGTCATGTAGACCCAGGCTTCAATAGTAAAGTCGCCATCAAACGTGAATGCGTTATTATCAGCCAGAAATAAACCGCTGCCACCGTCGAAATAAGCACTTGAACCACCATATTTACTTTGGGTAGTGCTAATTTTTGTATTGCCGATCCTTGAGATGGCAAGATTGTTGTTGCTACTGTCTGTAAATACAGTGCTGTTATTGTCACCATCTGCTTTGATCAATAATGATACATTACTGAAATAAGGATCTATTGGGCCATCTGTTGCTTCACTATAAAAAAACATATTTATTTCTCCTGTCTTTGTAAGACACTTATAATGTTATAAATAGTTATAAATAATAATAAAAGAAACCCACCATATTTCAGGTGGGTTTGTCAGTTTATTTATAGAGCATCAGGAGGTGTGAAGTTTTCTGTATATCTCGCAACACCTTTTGTTATACGGAAATCATCGATGTAGCCGTTGAAATCGTAGGTATAGCCGGAGTATACTGTCCGCCCGATGGTCAGCGCATTCGGATTTGTTATACTCTGGTTATTTATATTTCCGGATGCAACGATAGTTCCATTGAGGAATAGGCGCATCAAAGCTCCTTGCCTAGAAACGGCAACATGATGCCAGACGCCCTGTGCTATGGCTCCTGCATAGTCGAAGTACCAAGATGTGCCTGAAACATAGTTCGCAAATAAGATGCCAGTTCCAGTAGCTGTACTGTCGCCCATTATAAAAAGTCCCATGCCAGTGATTGTACCTGATGACGGGTATGTGGCAGTTAGTGCTGCGATACGTCGATTCATATTGTCAAGAGGTGAGTTACCTGCGACGTAGAACCAGCACTCAATCGTGAAGTCACCGGTTCCAAAATCAAGCTGTGGACTTGCTGGACTTGATAGGTAGTCTCCAGTGCCATCAAAAGATACGCTGGAGCCGCCAAACTTGCTCTGCTCGGTGCTGATCTTGGCATTTCCGACTGTTGTCAAGATAAGATTCTTCGCGCTGTCCACGGCACCAGCATTAGCGAAATTTGCCAGCAGCTTCGTGTTAGCGACTGCCGTAGTCGGGCTGGTCGGGACCGAGAAGTTACCAGTATAAAGTGCTGTACCGTTGACTATTCTCAGGTTTGAGATGTGTCCTTTTAGGGAGGGCGAGGAAAGTGCATTTCCACGACCAATATATAGAATGCCGCTGGCGTCGTTGTATGATCCTGATACAGTAGCGGTTGCGTCAACTACGCCATTGACAAATAATCTTACCGTCGTACCAGTTCGTGATACCGCAACATGTGTCCAAGTATTTGGGATTAGCGTAGTCGCACCAGTAGTGGGAATAACCGAGGTTCCAATTCCATGGAGATGAGATAACTTACCGGTACTCGTTACTTGTACTAGAAATGAGCGGTTAGTAGTTGTATTATTTGGCCAATGAGCGACTATGGCCTGGGTAACAGTTGTCGTTTCTAAGTATACCCAAGCATCAATTGTGAAATCTCCGGCAAATGTCCAATCATTGTTATCAGCCAGCGTCAGATAATCTGTTGTTCCGTTGAAGTATCCACTTCCTAGCTCAGAAGTAGTAACCAGATTTGTGTCTGCGAACGGACCGTATGCGGACACGGTCGGAGTACCCTGCTGGACAGTGCAGCTATAGTTATTTGGACCGTTGTCTTTTAGGCGGTTATCCTGACATACCAGCAAGACAGTTCCGGTGATCGCCGTCAGCGGAGATGCAGAAGGCGTAAAGGAATCTGTATAAACTGCTGTGTTTGTTATACGAACATTAGACAGATGGCAGTTTGTACGGCCATAGTCGCCGCCTGTGCTATTATTTGTTCCGCCGCCGACAGTGACGTTGTACGCAGTACTAGAATTAAGTGCGGTTGCAAATACCTCTGTGCTTTGTAAAACGCCATCTACAAAGATAATATACGTGGTGCCTTGTTTTACGGCAGCGCAATGATGCCATCTGTCGTCATCTACACGAGATGTTGAAAAAAACAGTTTTACTTGATTAGTGCTATGATATACTCCAAGAAAAAATTTACCAACATTTTCACCAGTATGCGACACGCCGGACCACCATACGTCTGAGGAGGTGGTATTCCACGCAGTCTTTCCTACGACCGCTGACCATGCAGAGGACGAACTTCCTTTGAACCAGAACTCCGCAGTAAAGTTTTCTCCAATGTTCCCGGTACTGGTAGTACCATTGACAAAGAAACTGTTGGCAAAATAACTTGTTCTTACTGGATGATACGTGGACCACGCCCCGTTCTGTCTTGAAAACGGGCTAAAGCTGCCCTGTGTTGTTGTACCAAAGCGTGTGATAGCCAAACCGGAAGGCCCGCTGTCTACAAACTCGTTATTGGTTGAGTTGTTCGCAGCATCGCCTTCTAGCAGCAGGGATACGTAACTCAAGTATGGATCTGTTGGTTCATCTGTTGCTTCACTATAAAAAAACATTTTTATTTCTCCTGTCTTTGTAGGACACTTATAATGTTATAAATAGTTTTATAAATCTGTAAAAAAAAGAACCCACCATATTTCAGGTGGGTTTATAATCAGGCTATTTGATATCTAACTATTACTATACCAGAACCGCCGACGCCTCCTGACTTTGTAAAACCAGAGCTATCTCGTTGACCACCGCCACCGCCGCCGCCAGTATTTACCTGACCGTTGCCACCAGACCATCCTGCATAACTTCTACCACCCCCACCTAATCCTCCAAGATAGCCACCACCTCTTGCACCACCACCAGCATAATATTTAGTTGTTCCATCTATTGAAGATTGTAGGCCATTAATTGTGCCAGCAGCACCGACACCATCAATTGGTGTTCTTGAGGAACCTTTCGCTAGGCCACCCGATGCAGTAATAGAGGAAAACGAAGAAGCATTTCCATTTCCCGTTGTAGCAGAACCAACAACAACGGAAAGTTCTTGTGCGTTTATTTGTAATGAACCAGTAAGCATTTGTCCGGCGTCACCACCATTACCTATATAATAGCCGGAGATGCCCGGTTCGAAGCCGGAACCATAAAATCCACTACCACCGGCACCACCGGCACCAACAACCAGATACTCAACTGTTCCACCGGTTTCAATAGTAAATGTACCATTAGTTGTGAATGTATGAACGCGATAAGTTTTATCACCTACTGTTATATCACTTATTGTTCCACCAGTGGCAACAACAAATGGCGATTCACTATAAAAAAACATCTTTATTTCTCCTGTCTTTGTAGGACTTGTATGATGTTATAAATAGTTTTATAAATCTGTAAAAAAAGAACCCACCATATTTCAGGTGGGTTTGTTGGTTTATTTATAGAGCATCAGGAGGTGTGAAGTTTTCTGTGTATCGCGCAATGCCTTTTGTAATTCTAATGTCATCTAAATAACCAGAATAAAAAGAAGTGAGATAATTACCATCATAATCTGAGCATGAACCAAAAACAAATGGAGAATTATTTGATGGAATAGTACCAGAATTAATTCCAATTAAATATTTTATTCCATTTATATAAACAGAAAATTCGTTTCCATTTCTAATAAAAGCTAAATGTGTCCAAGTATTTATAGGTACATATGCGTTATTTATATAGCCATTTGCAATACCCCAAGTTGAACCATCAAATGAAGCATAAAAAGCCACATTATATCTACTATTGACACTATCATATGTAAAGTAACTCAAACAGCCACCATATATATGGACAGAAGCTCTTTTACCAAATAGCCATTTTTCAGCACCATTATCAGCTGGAGATGCATATACCCACATTTCTATGGTAAAATTACTATTACCAAAATTTAAACCATCATTTGATGGGGCACTTATAATATCTCCATTTCCATCAAAATAAATACTTGAACCACCAAATTTACTTTGAGCTGTGCTTATTATTGTATTACCGCTTCTTGAAATTGTAAGATTATTGTTGCTGCTATCAATAAAAGATGTACTGTTATTTGTTCCATCACCTTTTAATAGTAATGATACATTTGAAAAATATGGATCTGAATTTACTGCTATTGAATTTTCACTATAAAAAAACATTGTTTATTTCTCCTGTCTTTATAGGACACTTATAATGTTATAAATAGTTTTATAAATCTGTAAAAAGAAAATGCCCGCTTGCGCGGGCATCGTCTCTAAAATGGCTTTTTGAAGCCAGTTTATCTATCAACCAAGAAGGTCTTGGACAACGACGAGGCCATACATATCTGGTCTAACCATTTTCTTGGCGTAGCGTGTCATCACACCTTTTCTTGGAACGAAATCTTCGGTTCCAAAGATGGTTGGTGTAACTTGTAGTGGTACATATGGAGCATATACGAATCCACTTTCGAGGAAACTATTGCCTTTACGACCAACAAGGATCAGGTTGCGTGGGAAGTATGGGTCAACAAAGACATCCCATTTCTTGCTGAGTGAACCTGCTTTGACAGCACCGATTGTGCCCTTGGCATCATCATGAACAACATTGGCACGGAAGCCACTGGTGAATTCAAGGATGTTGGCAACTTCTGGACCACAAACAACAAAGTTTGCGCCACCACGAAGTGTTTTACGGTGAATTGCAGCACTTACATCGTTGATTGTTTCAACGAGGGTTTCGTACCACATACTGACATTGCCGGTGAAGTCAGCACCATTTGGATCATTTACACCACTGACAATCGCAAGACCGGTTGTACGATCTACGAATTTACCTGGACGACGTGACCAGTATAGTGTTGCAGCGGTTGCACCTTTGACAAGTTCACCAAGCATTTCTTGATCAATTTCAAGACCAATCTGTTCTGACAGAATTGAAGTGAGTTCAACTTCTGCATCAAGATTGTGGTATGCATTGAGGTCTTGACCAAGTTCTGGTGTCCATTTTGCCTTGAGTTTGCGGGTCTTGGCAGTTACAGCAACACTGTCAACTTTGATGTCAATTTCTGGAATGTTTGCTTCACCTTCAAAGGTTACCTGTGAGGCAACAATTGCACCTAGTGAATCAGCAACATTACCAAGAACATCGGCAATTGGCCAAGTTAGAGGACGAGCGCCAGTTGTCATAGTTTCTGCGTCAGTACCAACAACAACTAGTTTGAGGTGAGTATATGTATCGCCACCTACTGCGTTTCCGTCAGCGTCTGATTTAGAGGTTAGACGACGAACAAGTGAACCACTTTCAAAAGTACCTGAAACAGCAATTAGATCGCTGCGATCAAGACTTGTTAGATCGCTTGCTGAAACAACGAAAACTGCTACAGATGCACTAACGGCAATATCTGGATCAAAGCGACAGTGCTTGTCAAGAACAAGATCGCCAGTGCCAAATTTACCGCTATCAATTAGTGTGCCGGTAACAGTTGCACTGCCGGTTGCTAGTGAATAGCCGTTGTTTAGAGCGCGGAGTGAGTTTTCAGCATTTAGACCGGTAAGATCAACGCCACCGGTGAGTTGTGAACCAACAACGCCACCACCGAATAGTGATGAGCCACTTACTGCACCTGAACGATCACGATCAAACTTGAAGTCAAGGAAGAAGATTAGACCGCTTGGGAGACTCATTGGTTGAACGCTTACGAGTTCATTGGCAATAAGACTGCCGAATACACGGCGGACGATTGGGAATGCAACCGCAGCGAAACCTTCTACTTCACCTCCTGACATTGTGTTCGCTTCACGTAGTAGTTCTTGTGCTTGATTTTCTAATAGACGAGCCATTGAAGATTTGGCACGATCATCGCCCATACCTTCGAGTAGACCTGTTTCTGACCATTTGCTTAGTAGAGCGCCGCCTTCTTTTTCAAGGTCACGCTTTACGACGCCTTCTGTTAATTTTTTGATAACTGACATTTTATAACTCCTGTGAATATATTTGGTATCATTTGATACCGGCTAATTTCAACCATCGATCTTTATTTGGATCACCTGGTTGTTCTACTTGTTTGTGTGGCAAACGAAATGAACTCTTTTTACTAATCGCTTCATTCAGTGATTTTGGTGAACGTTCTTCTTTTGCATGACCACCCACCGAACTGATCAGTGTTTCATATATCGTTTTTGCTTCACTAACAGAATCAGCCCTGGAAACAGCTTCGACAATTTGTGTTTTTTGTCGCTCATTCAAGGAGGCGCTTTTCAAGATCTGATTTTCATAAAACAGTCTGGCATTCAGTAGATTTACTTCTTCAAGTTTCTTGAATGCCACAGACATTTGTTCTATGGTGGAAGAAAATGTTTTGTTCTCTTCCAAGAGTTTGTTTATTTTTGCATCTTTGCTCTCAACTTCTTTTAGGAGAACTTGTGATGCTTTTAGTAGTTCGTTTGTTTTTGATTCTTTTATTTGTTTTTTATCTGCTGGAGGAGCAGCCCTGGCTATTTTTTGTTGTTTTGCAGAAAGTTTCTTTTCTTCTGCCATCGCTAATGGACCTGCAGAGGTTTGTTTTTTGTTCTTATCTACAAGTGGCATACTTGGATCACCAGTCATTTCATAATCATTCATCAAATTGCTTATTTCTTCTGACGAAAGTCCATCAACAAACTCTTCGCCAAATGCTACTTTTAGTGCATCTTTGAACTCCTCAAAAACTGGCTTTTCTTGTTGTTGTTCTTTGTCAAAAGAATACTGTGTACTTCCTGCTTCGAAGTTTGGAAGTCCTTCCATTTCACTTAGTGCTTCATCCAAATTTACTTCGGTAATTTCTTCTTCAACGACATCTTCTTCAAGTTCAATACTTTCAAGTTCAATACTTTCAAGTTCAAGGTTTTCTGTTAGACCGGTTCCGCCCATGGCTGGTGGCATTTGTTCTATACCCATAGAACCTGGCTCTTCTTCTTTATCGCCTATTTGTAGCTGATCAGCGAGATCGGCAAGATTTATTTCTAATGAAACTTCTTCATCGTCATCAGGGCAAGGACAAAGTTTTTCTCCATCTGTTGCCGCTAGCGGAATATCTGCTGCAGTTCCAGCAACATAACCTTTGTTTGATTCATCTGGTGGAGCACCACCAAAGTCAGTTATTGGCATATCACTTTGGCCACCGGCAAGAGCATCAGTTGGTGATGGCGTATCTGCACCCGGCTCTTCTTCTTCGTCTTGTTCCAAAAGTTTTTCAACTGCTTCTTTTACTTGTGGAGCAAACTTTTCTAATAGGGTTGCTTGTGCGCTTTTGTATGCTGAATCTCGTAGTGCTTGTGCATCTACTATTGCTTGTTCTAATAGCTTTGAACTGCTCATCAAAAATACTCCTAAAAATACGCTTTACTGAACTAAATAGTTTTATTTTTCACAACTTACCACAAATATGGGCAAAACTATAGTTTATTTATAAAGCATTTTATCAAGTTTGTTTCCCCGTCTGCATTTTCAAGTGCTTGGCCGATTACTTTGCCAAATAAATCTCGTTTTGTTCCAAATAATGTTCGTGTTTTTGCGGCACATCCATGACCATATTTTTCGCTGGTAACAATCCAGTCGCCTTCATTTACTTTTCCAGTAACAAGAACATATTCAGCACCTAATATTATTGGTTGTTCTTTTCCGTGCATTGTGGCACCAACAACTCTGTGATCTTCTTTTATATAACAAGGTATTGCTTTTCCATTTTCCCATACCACAACTGTTCCAGTTGGATATTCAGCGAGTTCTGCAGTTGTCAAACCGGCTTCAAACACAGCGCCAACAGTTGTTTGCTGTGCATATATATCATTCCATCTATTTTGTGGAGAACCAATAGTTCTTACGGCATCTCCTTGAGGTAATAAAGAGCCAGTTATTTGTATTGAACCGCTGAAACTAACAGTTCCATCATTCAATATTTTATGAATGTGCGTTGATCCACTTACTACACTTATACCTTTAGTCATTTCTTACCCGCTTCTTCAATAAATATGAAGCAAAAACTTGTTTTTCACAATAAGTAGCATTTTACAATAAAAAACCGGCACCTTTTCAGGTGCCGGCCTATAGTTTATTATAAACTATCTATCAGACTGCGAAGAATGGACTTGCGTGCCATTCACCGTCTTCACAGAAGTACCATTTCTGGCCTTGTGGGAAGGCAGCTACAGCGTCATCAGCGGCATCAAGATAGAACATGTGGCCGTTGTTTGCTGATTGATCACCACTGGTGTAAGCGGCTGGGATTGTTTCAGCAGTAAACTTAGGCGCTTGGAACTTACCGTTTACTGTGATTTGATCCGCAGAACTGTCACCGAGTGTTGCATTACCATTTACAGTTAGGTTGCCAGCGATGGTTACATCATCTGGTAGACCGATTGTAAAGGTGTTTTCTGCACCAAGAGCGAATGAACCGCTTACTGTAACTTCATTGGCTGTGCCATTGATTACGAGTGAAGTTAGTTCAACACTGTCAAGGCGTGCATCAAGTGAATCATCACCAGCAACACGACTTGATTCTTCAGTTGATAGTGCTGTGGCTAGGCTTGCATCTGCACTTTCGCGAGCAGAAGTTTCACCTGAGAGAGCATTTTCAAGACTGGTGTCAGCATTTTCAAGACTTGTTACTGCACTTATACGACTTGATGCTTCACCTGAAACAGCAGTTGAAAGAGCACTTGCAAGACTTGCGTCGGCGATTGATACAACAGCTTCAATACTTGCAACATTGCTTGCAATGGTGCTTGTTACTGTTGTGGCAAAGTTTGGATCGTCACCAAGAGCCGCAGCAAGTTCGTTGAGAGTGTCAAGAAGTTCTGGAGCACTATCAACAAGGGCTGCTACTGCTGAATCAGTGTAGCTGTTTGCTTCAGCAACAACTGATGCATCAGCTGAAATTCTTGCAGATGTTTCATTTGAAAGAGCACTTGCAAGGCTTCCGTCAGCACTTGCACGAATACTCTCTTCGCCACTGATACGAGTATCAATGGACGCCAGATCGGTTGAAAGATCTGTTGTGATAGCATTTTCAAGACTTGTTACTGCACTTTGACGTGCTGAAATTTCAGTGCTTACTTTGGCGTCAAGACTTTCTTCTACTGAAGTTGCTCTTGATGTTTCGGTGCTGATTTGGTTTGCAAGACTTTCATCACCACTTATACGACTAGAAACTTCAGTTGAAACTGATGTTGAAAGAGAACTTGCGAGACTTTCGTCTGCACTTGCACGAGCTAATGCTTCTGTTGATACACTGTTTGATAGAGCAGTTTGAACTGAATCAACTTTACTATCTAGTGAGCCTTCGGCAGCAGTAGCGCGGGATTCTTCGCTACTGATTTGTGCTGCGAGACTTGCTTCTGCAGATTCAGCACGAACTTCTTCTGCACTAACAAGAGCGGCAACACTGTCATCGCCAGCAACACGACTTGATACTTCAGTTGATAGTGCTGTGTCTAGGCTTGCATCACCACTTGCACGGGCACTTTCTTCAGTTGATAGACGAACAGTTAGACTGCTGTCTGCTGAAGCGCGAACACTTTCTTCTGCTGTTGCGCGTGCATCAATACTTGCAACACTAGCTGTTAGTTCATTGACTTTTGAGGTCAGGTCGCCAATACCAGAAACAAGTTCAGATGCTGCTTGACCGTCGCCATCAAGGAATTCTTGAATGTCTTTGATTGTGCTTAGTGTGCCAGAAAGAACACCATCGCCACCAACGAGAGTATCTATTCTGAGATCAACTGCTGCATCAAGACTTGCAACTGCGCTTTCACGGGCTGATACTTCAGCACTGAGAGCGTTGTCAAGACTTGTGTCTGCTGCAGCGCGTGCACTTTCTTCTGTTGATACGCGAGCATCAATAGATTCAAAGTTAGCACTTTGACCGCTTGACAGACTATCAAGTATTGCTTGAACTGTGCTGCCATCGCTTGCAAGAACATTACCAGCTTGGACTTGGGCTAGTGATGCTGTACCGTTTGCATCAACGTGAAGAACTTTGCCTTCACCACCGGCTGAACCGGAAAGATCAAGAACAAGTGTACCACTGACTCGTAAATCAACTGGCTTGTCTTGACCGAATACTACTGTGCCGTTTTCCATGATTTTAGCAACAACTGTGCTAGAACCTGAAATAACTGCAAAACCTTTTTGTTTTGACATGTAAAGATATCTCCTAATAAAGAAACACAAGACGACAAACAGGTGCCGTCAGTGTATTGATAAATAGTTTTATTTTTATAAAAATCAGTGCCGATATCTACCGTGAAAATGACAGTTGATTGTATTAATAATATTCAGCAAAACCCGCCCAAATACCTTCAAATTCTTTTTCACTTTCAACAACAAGAATTAGATTTCTTGATTGTGCTAATGCTTTTTTATCTGCCAACTGTGATTCTTTACAAATATAATTACGTGTTTCACCTGTTTCTGGTAATGTTATTGAATATCTTATATAGTATTCTTCCATTATGACACCTCACGATATCTAAAAAAGCTATTTGCTTTGATTATAGCAAGAGCACCAGTTTCACTAGCAAGTGTAATGCTCCAAGGAATAGCAGCTGTATTGCTGTTCGTCACTAGCAAACAGTGTATTATAGCTAAATAACTGTGTGAAGTAGTTGGTAGACCGGTCGACGCAGCATTTTCCGTTGTTCTTGCACCTTGATTTCTAAAAGTTAATTCAGTATTACTACTTGGAGAAGATATTTGTGATGCACCGTCAGACACATTATTGCTCCATTGAATACCCGGCCTTGGTCCGGAACTATTAGTATTGGTTCTAATCAATAATCTGCCTTCTATTTCGTATACTTTATTAGGACTAGGAAAGAAAGAAAGACCAGTGACTGGTACATTGTCTTGTAAGTATGTAGAAAAATCTGAAGAACGTTTGATGTATGTCCACGGATCTCCACCTGCGCCACCATCAGACGATATAACACCATTTGATATTGTTATATTTGTTCCGGCACTAAACTGTGCTCTAACATCATTTGTAAAATTTGAAATATTAGAAGCAGTTATGCTGTGGAGTTGTGAACCATCTCCCTTGAAAGAAGAACTAATAATAATATCTTCAGCATTTATATCTTCGTTGAAGGTTGTGTTTGCGTTTATAACAAGAGAATCAGTAAATAAATCGCCTATAACTGTGTCACCAGCAATAGACAAGTTGCCAGGAATATTTATCCCGGCAGAACTTGATATTTCGCTGTCTTTTATTATTATTTTTGCCATTATTTACCTACACATATACATTTATATATAGGTAGTTTTTTCAATCTTCTTTTCCCGCTGCGGCCTTTTCTTTTTCCATAGCCCTTGCTTTTTGTCTACGCTTTGTATGAGCCTCCATAGAAGGTTTTACAAAGTATCTACGATCATATACTTGTTCTACTATTCTCATTTTCTTTGTTTTTTTGACAAACTTTTTTATCATTTTTTCTACGCTGCCATCAACTTCGTCTAAACTTACTTTCATTTTTTCCTCGTAATATCAACCTATGTTGAACTTTTTCCCACCAAATAATCTGCTTATATCAACGCCGGGATCGTTTGGTGATACTCCTCCAAGCGGGTTTGCTACTGTTTCTTGTATGGTAGCTGGTGCAGGAGTTGTTCCACGGAAGACATCAACTCCACCAACTTTCATTGATAAACTTTTACTGACTTGTTCGTTTTGTTTACGAAACTCATTGGTCATTTCTTGACGTTCACGCCTTATTTGCTCCATCAACTCATTATTGACTTGTGGATTGGCTTTTGTTGGCTGTGAAGCATTCGCTGCTTGTGCCTTGGTTGCCTCTGTAAGAACAGGAAGGGCGCCCTTCATAACTTCTTTTATAACACTGGATAAAAGACCGCCTTCAAGAAGTATTTCTTCAACGCTTTCTCGCACACACTCTTGAACTATTGGTTTTATTATTTCTTTTAGTTCGCTTTTTTTCATTTTACACCTATAATGTCGTTTAGCAGGCGATTTATTCTATCTGATTTTGTAAAAATGTTAGGTGCTTTTTTGCTTTCTGAAAGGCTCATAAAAGCTCCACCTGTTGATGGTTCGCTTACAAAATCAAAACAAATAAGTTGAAAGTCATCTTCAACATAGGTTAGGCCACCACGCTCTCTTACACTACCAAGGCCACGACTTGATATGCCGAGCTTTACGCCACTCTCAACAAGAGACTTCAATATTTGACCTGATGGTGTTGATAAAACTTTTACTTTACCCATTACATCTTTACCATTCCACCAAATGTCTGTAACAATATGTGAAGCATTTTTTAGATTTATAACACTTTCATCTGGATGGTCCAGTTCTCCAAGGGCACGATTTTCAGCAATAAGTTTTTTATAGTTTTCTACTTCTCTTCGCAGAACACTTTCTGGATATACACGACCATTGCCATTTTTAGCATCTGCTCTCTGTATAACGCCGGAAAGCATCATTCCGCCACTTTTGACAAAAGTTTTTTCTGCTTCTGTCAGTAAGTCCTGACATACACCGCCTTCACAGAGTTCAAAATATTCACGAAGTAGAAACTGGCTCATAATATAACTCCTGTTTTGGTGTATTGTTTCCAACTATTATAAAAATTTTTATAGTCTTTTGATTCTTGTATATTTTCGCGGTCGTATTCTGCACTCAAGATCATCTCTCTGAGTCTTGGATCGTTTGTATGTAATAATTTGTTATAAAGTCGTTGACTTATAGCTATTCTTCCATCTTGATATAGAGTTGTTATAATAAATTCAATTATTTTTTTATCAATCGTATTAGAAAAATGTTTTTTAGTCGACTTATATAAAGCATGTATATACCATTCTTCAATCCCAACTTGTTGAGCAGATGGAGCTTGTTGTCGGTTTTCATCTACTTTTTTTGCTGAAACATCTTTTGGAACTATGGTTGGATTAGATAAAATTCTATTTTTTGATATAAGATATTTTAATACTGTATCAATACTATCACTATATTTTTGTTTTTCTTGTTCTGGTAGGTTTGTTGTTTTAAGTTTTTCAAAGAATTTTGCTTGAATTCGATCAAATAATTTTTGATAGGATACACCATCTATTGATTTCTGCAGATCGCTAAGTTTATCGGCAACGCCTATAATTTTTGGTGCTTGTAATTGTTTTGGTATATTTCCAGATGGAGGAAGATCGCCTGATGGCTGAACGGTTTCTGGTGATTTTTGACTTGGTGGCAGTGCTTTTTGTTGAGAAGGAGGAAGTTTACGCTGTGTTCCTAAATCATATGTTCCAGTCGGAGCACTTGCTTGTTTATCTTGTGGCTCATCGGCATCAATATTACTCGGTTCTAATGAACCTGTCTTCTTTATTGTAAGTCCGGTTTGTGCTTGTTGTTTTTCTGGTTCTTGTTCTGGTTTTTTTACTTGTTGCGCTGGTGGTTTATATCTAAAACCAGCAAATGCTTTGCCAACACCCTGTGAAGCATTTGGTTTTGGTTTTGTAAAACTTTTATAAAGGTCTTTTATTCTATCAAGAAAACCTTCACTCACCCCTTCTTCTTCAAGGAGTTTTATGGTTTCTTCTTGCAATATTTGATCAAACCTTTTATTTGAAAAAGACATTTATAAAACCTTTTTATTCTGCTGCTCTGCCTCGGCGGCGCATTCCACCAACTGGTTCGTTGACGCGTGACTTACCAAATTGTGCAGAACTTTCTGGTGCTCCAGTTCCTTTTGGTGTCATTTTACTATACAGACCTGCTACATCGTTTGATATTCTTGTTACTTGTAGACCAAGTTCTTTATTGTCTTGTTTTGAAGCAAGACCTCGTAGATCTCCAAGGTTTTTTTGAACTATGTCAAGTTTCTTTTTTACATCATCATCTGTAACAAAGTCGCCAAATCTTGGTTGTTTACCAAGGAGTTTATCAAAGAAACCTTCTTCAAGTTCTCCTGCTGCCGTCATGGCATTGAGTTCTTCTTTGATTATTTTTTGTAGCTCTTCTTTTGTTATTTTCATATGATAAACCTCTATACTAAACTAAGTGCGGGCGCAACCCGCACGATATAACTTCCTTTACAGCATCTGCGACTATTGGTCTGTGGAAGAAACCACTTGCGAATATTTTGATCTACTGTGTTTTTCATACTCACCTCACATCTTATAAATATATTCAAACTTTTATTTGTTCACTATATTTAGCAAAAAACCATTATCACTAAAAGTTTTATCTAAAACATAACTACAAAATGAAGATAAACAACTAAAAACAAATAATCCAATATAAAAGTTGGAAAACAAAAATATATTTGAAAACCAAAAAAGCATAAACATTACATATCCAACATGAAAACCAACACACATACTACAACCGAATAGTTCTCCAAAGAAACCGGTTTTTGGCCTTATTGGTTCTAATATGGTTCCATAGCACGCTATTTGTGTTGCGCCAGCACACGCTAAAATAAAAACTATAATATTATAAACCATAGGCATAGCGACGAACCTGGTGTATTGGAACTGAACCTTTTTCTTGTGCTGCTGGAACCTTTCCAAGCTCTGTGCTTTCTTTGTCGTTTGGTTCAGTAACGCTGTCTATATATGCATCTGCAACTGCTTGTTGATAAACAACGGATGGTTTTTCGCTATCTATCCATTTAGATACAAGCATCAACATTAGATTGTCTATTGGCATGTCTTGTATTGGTTTTATTATTTTTGCTTCTAATGAACCATATACATTTCCGCTGGCTATGCTGTCAAAAACTATTGTGCCTTTTTTTGTTAGATATTTCATAAAACGATCTTGAGTTTGGTAAATATGATCGTCAAAGTTTTCTTTTGAAAAAGTTATAACTCGCATTTTGTCAGGCATGATAACAATATCAATCTCGGGATGATCTGAAACAATAATATTGCCGTCAAGAGTTCTTCTTGCTTTTACTTTTATTGTAAAAAGTTGTTTTTTCTTTTCAGGTGTTTCTTCTGCCGGAATATCATCAAAGGCTTGATCTGGCTGTGGATCTGTGCTTGTGATCTTTACTTTTAGGTCAGCCATTGTTTGTTTCTTCCTTTGATTCTATTTCTTTTATCAAACTTTGTATTTTCATAACTTCTTCTATTAGAGAGTTGTCAATACTCTTTTCTTTATAGTTTTCTACTCTTTCTAATACAATACCTGTTTTATCTTTTAGAAAACGGTCTTCTGCAAACTGTTTTTGTTGAAGACTTGTTTTTAGAGAAGTTTTTATTCTTTCTATTTCTTCATTTAGATATAGTTTGAACTCGGTTCCGCCATCGGCGAAACTCATTACATATTTTGTTAGAAGTTCTTTTTGTTCTGCAAAAAGAGTATTACTATATTGCTCGTTGAACTTCTTTACAAACAACTTATATGTTAGAGAATCAAGTGTAGCAAGTTTATCTTTTTCAGCATCTTCTGGGGATGAAGTCATTTTGTTTATTATCGCTGTTTCTAATAAAACTTTTTCTTTTACCGGAACACTATTGTTGAATATCTGAGATATTGTAGCAAGGTTTTTATAATCTGATACAAAAGTGTTGAACATCGTTCCGTTAGATATTTTATTTAGAATATTTATAAGCTTTGTTTGTTCGTTGAATATGGCTTTTTTATCCAAACTTTCATATTGAAACTTTGCTTCATTTAGTATTCTTTGTGCTATATCGCTTGAAACTTCGTGCGATTCGTGAACTGCACGATATAAATCAAGTTCTTTTTTTAGAACCTTACCACTTGAGAAAAAAGACTTACAAACTTTTACAAGAAACTTTTTTTGTTCTTCATTTTTTTGTAATACAGCGTTTGTTATTTCGCGGATAATAACTTCGTATAAAAACGCTGTATTTCTTTTTTTATTGTGTTTAGTCTTCGCTATTTTCTTTGTTTGTTGCATTTTTCTTCTCCAAAGAACTTATTAGTTGTTTCAAGCTATCGTTATTAGATAATATTTTTTGTTCTATAATATCGTTGTCTTGTTTTTTATTTATCTCTTCTACTATCTCTTCACTATAACTATTTTCATATTGTTCGTAAATGCCATTACCAAGACCAAATAAATCTTGCGTTCCGCTTCCCCAAATATTTCTATTAGAACCGCCGCCCAACTCTTTGCTGAACTTTGATTGATAGCTTCTTGTTCTTGCCCCTGTTGGTCTGCTATCTCCTCCACGATATTTTACAGGCATATACATTTTGCCTCTTGAAGCAGGAGTAGTTGTTAGTTTATC